AGAAGTGTTCATTACTCTTAGCTCTGAACCGGAGTGCCTATCTTTATCGTTTTGTTCTTGTAGGTCAGAGAGCGCCTGTCTTAGCCCTCGCTCCCATATAGGGATGCGTTGGTCATTCATAAGAAAAGGCTCTGCCTGTAATAGTGTTCCATACAGGTAAACGTCTGGAGCGTTAAGTATTACCCAATTGGTTGTAGTTGTATCACTAAGACTATCAAAAGTTTTATAGTATGTCATAGTGTAGTTATATGCGCCGTCTGGTGTAGGCCCGAAATAAACATCATCTCCTATTATAGTATAGGCGCTAGGTTTCCCTGATGTACTCCCTCCCCAAACTCTATACATCATTTCTGGAGAAAGATATTGTAAGGGTGTGATCGGACTTGTCGCCAAATGAATCTCTCTCATTTGAACGTAACCAGTGGGAAGACTATATGTTTTAGTGCCTCCGACTGTGGCGGTAGTAACATTTGTTTCCATAGCCCTTATCCGCAATACTCTATTGAATATTGCTTCATTGAGTGCTATGAATTCAGGTATTCGATCAGACAGGTCATTCCTATCTAACCAATTACTCACAGCAGTCTGCAAGGTGGAATATGTGTTAATAGCCATTAACTATTCTTGCTATTAAACCAGATGGCGCTGTTGACAACAGGCTTTTGATCGTTGCCTGAAAACGTGGGTTGATATAACCACATGATTAAATCCTCGTTGGTGTGGTCCTGAGAAACTTGTTGTCAGGATCATTTAAATATTTTGCCAGTAACTTTGGGTCTTTATTTATAGCACCGCCTGTCTCTTTGCACCATATCTCCCAAATGTTTAATGGAATTGAAGCGGCAACGTGTTCTTTACTTGCTTTGCCGAAGGTAAGTTTATCGCCATAATTATTTAAACTTAACTTATTATTGTCTATGATAGACTGTACATCCTGGTAGGTATCAATGGTATGCGTACCATCACTGTTGATATCTAGTTTCCAAGGTCTTGAGTCTGGAGTATCATAGTTCCATCCTGAAGAATTCATAACGGCATCTCACCTCTATCAGCAGCAATTTCTTTAAATTTGTTATAAACATTCTTTGCATGAAGTTTAGCGTCAATAGGTTTCTTTTCTGTATTTGTAGACTGCTTAGACTTTAATGCTTTATTAAGTTCTTTTTTAGTTACCATGAAATCTTTTTCCCGAAACCAAAAAGTTAGAATCCATTTATCTCCGTTCTCTGGAGGTAAACCCATATGTAAAGATGATGGATGAGGAATCTTATGTTCATCAAGATTTCCGAACATAAGAACTCTTCCTTGTACAGCCTGTATTGCGAAACCAAGAACAGGAAAAACTGTGCCACCACCATCTTGTACGTTATTTAAGTACGCAACCATAGTGACACAGCGATTCCCACCTTCTTTTATTTTTGCAGCTTTTGGCATTTCTCCCATTTCATCAGGAAGAAAAGCATCATAGTGAGGTTTATATTCCTGACCCGGCTGATACCTTTGAATACTTATAGGTTCCAACCGGGTAGGAGGTAAACCACACATATCGGATAACGCTTCAATAACACCATCTAATACATCGTTGTCGCCGTAACTGAAAAAAGTACCTTTGCTGGTTCTTATTTCATCTTGGATATATTTACCATCACGGTTTATTAGATTATCACCAAGCCCTTTGTTTTCGGCAAGGCTAATTATGCGCTCACATAAAGCAGGTGAAAGCACATTATCTTCAACAACAATCGTAGGAGTGTTATTGTATTTTATCATTAAGCGTCTTTTACTCCGATAACTGCCGCACTTGCTAGACCATTCTTGGCACGAAGACCGTATTCAGCGATAATCAACTGCTTCACGCTGTCACCAGTCTTGGCAAGAGTTTCAGTCTGGAAAGGTCGAAGATAATCGACTGACCAGAAATCATAGTCAACAAAGAACAGCATATCAGCTATCATATGACGGCTAGGTACAATCTTCAGAGTACCGAAATCAGTCACCAGAACATCAATGGCGTTGATAGCGGTAGCTGGTTTTGAACCTGACGCATTCGACTGAATATCAGCAACAACTGAACCACCAAGCGCACTAATCTTTGCTTTAAGGTCAGCGGGAGTCAAAATATCAGAAGGTTCGCCACCCAATGTAAAACAGCGTTCCATAGCTAGATTAATCATCGCCATTGTCAGAACTGCGGAAGTACCGAAAGATGCAACAGACGTTCCTGTTGCAGCATTAGTAACGCCAACAACAGGATCAGCCGAACCAAGAATGATGTTCGATGTTCCTGCCGATCCAGTACCAAGCCAAGACATAACAGCAGCACTCTTACGAGCGGTAGTTGCATCACCTGCAACTTTCACATCGTTAGATAGCAGCATCTTTTCCATGTCACGCTTAATTTCTTTTGCGCGTTTAGCGAGTTGGTAAGCCTGAGTAGATTTCCTACCAGCAAAATCTACCGCTTCAGCCGTTCCTGAACTCTGAACTGTTTTGTACGAAATCTGAGCATAATTGGTCAGACGAGTTGGCTCTGAAACTGCCAGCGCGGCCATAGAGTCATTTCCTTCTATCTGCTGGTTCGCAGCGGCTGCGGCTAATGAATCCGTTTGCCACTCAAATAACGTATTGTCAATCGACCCTTTGCCTGCACCAGAAAGAAATGGTGTTTCCATTGGGCTTATATTATAGATGATATTACTTAGGTCTTCCCGGATGCCGATGGCACTATAGGTTGTCCTAGTATTTGTTGCGATAGCCATAATTGGCCTCCTTTATTATTATAGTTGTACGAAATCTTCAAACAGACTTGCGGCATCTTCTGCCCTTCCTGTCTGCTGTAGACGTTTCATTTGTTTTTTACGTTTAACGCTATCATTATCTTGTTTATCTGCTTTAGCCTTACTGCGAACAACTTTAGGCTTATTCTTTACCTTCTTAGACCTGACAGTGTTTTGCTTTTTCTGCATATCTTCATATGCTTTAGCCTGCATTAAAACAAGTATTGACCTGTGATCGACAAGTTGATTTAACTCTTCCTGAGTGTATCCTTTAGTGAGAGCGAATTCGGATACGGTCTTGGCTATTGCCTGCCGTGTCTCCGCTTCTCCCCACTGAGGGATAATACTAACCATCTTTTGATGCTCTTCCTGTACCATTCGCTGATGCTCTTTTAGAGCTTCGGCTTCTGCTTGATGCTGGGCTTCTCCTTGTGCTGTCTGTAGAGATTGAATCTGCTCCTGGGCTTGACGATAATCATCTCGCTTAGTCAGGTATTCTTCTCTATCCTCAGTTTTAAGCCTTTCCCAATCAATGTTCTGGAATTGCTGTAGATGTGAATAGTTAGTTTCAATTGCTTGTGCGACTGCGCTAACGTACTGTTCTCTGGCTTGCTGAGTCTGGGCAATTTCACCTTTGTACTGTTCTACTGCTTGGTCTATTTGCTTTCGATATTCTGCAAGTTGTTGAGTTTTCCTTGTATAATCCGCTTGTCGGGAGTAGCCTTTGACGAGTTCTTCTTCCGTGACTTCATGTTCCTCTCCGTCTACTGTTACAGTATAGAGAGTAGTCTCTTCCGAGTCGTCTTCAACTTCTTCTTCATCGGATTCCTCAGATTCATCATCCTCCAAAGTTTCGTCTTCGGTTTCTTCAACCTCTTCTTCAACTTCATCAGATTCTTCCTCTAAAGCGTCTTCAGTTACTTCTTCAGACGGCGATGCTTTCTCTTCCTCTTCCGGTTTCTCAATTGAGTCCATGAGTCCGAGCAGTGCATCTTGGGCTTCGGATATACTACCGGGTGCTTTTGGTAGTTCACCTGTTAAATGTGGGGCTGCTTGCGTATCCACCATAATAATCTCCTAAACGTGGTATTCCTTAAACTTCTTCGCTATATCTCCTGTTTCCACAATGGAGGTTAGATGTAGGCGTATCCGTTCAAGGAGTCTTAATGACAGCCAGATTTGTTCTCTGGCATCTATTTCATTAACTCCTGAAGAACTCCAAGAGTTTAATAAATTCTTTTCTAATACTTCAAATGCTTCTACAAACAAAGGATCGGTGAGGAGGCGCTTGGCGTGTTCCTCTCTTAGTTCATTGCTCATTATAAATATCCGTAGCGTTGAGGATATGATGGGTACATCAATCCTAAAGGTATACCTTCTCCGTGAAACTTAGCCAATGGCGATCTTTCTGGAATATAAACATCTACTCCTCTGCCTCTGGCAAGTCCTATAAGGTACTCCATGTTCGGCCTTTGGTAAGCAAACTCAGATATATAGGATGGATCGCCAGGAACAGGCTCTAAATCAGCCATATCTACTCCCCATATACCTATCTTATCTGCTCCTTCTAGGAGAGCCATTCCCATTAAGTACGATATAGATGAGTTAAAGTAATCAAGCCCAAGGTTATCTACAACTTTCTCAACTGGATACCTGATAGCATTAGGTATGTCTTCATAGGCTTCTTGCATATACAGGATGGGAAGTGATTTAAGTCTGTCTTCATATCCATCTCTTCGCTGTGCTTCTGGTTTTCTCAGGAGATCAAGAGGATGTATCTCAAAGTACCTATCAAAGAAAGGCCATCTTCCTTCGTCCCAAGGTAATCCCCAAATCTCACCATTAAAATTGTCTACTTCAGATTTATCATGCTGGGCCATACCGCAGATGGCAATGTTCATCCTATAGCTATTGGTCTCTTCTGTTCGGCTTCTAGTTGTAATTCAGCACCTTTTAACTGTGCTTCTACGGCTGCTTCTGCGGCATCCTGTTGTAGTCTCTGTTGTTTCAACTGAAGGTCGCCTGCTTTAATTTCCAACTCTTTCTGCTTTAACTGTAATTCCATTTGCCTCTCCTGCTCGGCAGGATCAGGCTGTGACTCTGCCATCTCTGGGTTGGTCAAGAAGTCATCGACATTCTGGAATCCCATGTTCTTTACGAGAGCAGCACCCATGTTGTACATATTCTTTTCGTTGACAATTTTCAAGCCGCCACGCATTGCATCACCGGCAAAGCGTAGCATGGTTGTAAGGTGCATCAACTGTTGGTCACGATTACCGTTACCGATACCTACGGCAACTGTGCAGTCCATTTTATCTCGCCACATATCAGGGCGTACAGGAACCCACTTATTGCGTAGTTTGACTATACGCTCTTTATCCTGATTCTTCAGGACCAGTTCGTAGATGGTTCTCATCAAGTCTCGTACACCAGTCTCAGCAAATGATCTTGCTATTAACTCTACTCTTGACTGTGCTGCTGTCATGGTAGCATTGACCGCTGTGGCCGTTGTATGGCTCGTCAGGGCGTTATCGTTAAGACCTTGGCTGTACTTGTTTACACCGCTTCTGGACTCTCTTTGCTCGTCTAGGTAGCCTAGCATCTGGAATGAAGAGGCTTCTAACTGAGGAGTAGCCAAAGGCATGACAGCGTTGGGAGACTTGACTCTTACTACACCGCCTGGGCGTTGTGATAGGAGGTCATCCAGATTCGCTTGACCTTCAAGGACTGCGTACCTACCAAAGTTCTGGTTGTACATATTGTCCATTAAATTGCGCATCAACGTACTTTTTATGAGTTGAAGATCGAGTATAAGGTCGGCTATTGACAGACCAAAGAACTTATGCGGTATCTTTACTGGAGTAATACTTACAAAAGGAATGCGATCAATAGGTTCATTAGCTAAGACTTTATTACCTACGGAGCAGACCTTTCTTAGTTCTGCAATACCATCTCCATCATAGTCAGTTCTCAGGAAAGACTCATGCAACCAGTAGGTTCTTAGAGCATCCTCTTCTTCCATACTTCCCCAGCCACCAAAGTAATCGGCAGACTTATCAAACTGATAACGGCTAAGACGCTCCGCAGAGAAGGCGTCCATGTCATCACCGCCGCCCAAGTCCTCCGCTTCCAGGCTTTCATCAGGATACATAAGACGTAACTCTGATAGAGTCTTCATTACACGATGGCAGGTAAACCTAGCCTCCTGTATTGTTTTAGCTTCTCTACTGATAAGGAATTCATCAGGAGTAATATTCTCTATCTTTACTCTACCTGTATAGGACTTACGTTTAATAACAACATCGTGCTTTGCGCCGTAATCATCCATGTAAGGAGTATGTTCTACGATCTCAACGTCAGGAGACATGACAAGAAGATCAAACTCTTGCTCGTCTAAATTGTTATATTCTTCACGGTTCCAGTCTTCGTATTCATCCCACCAGACTTTAACGATACCATTCTTTTGAAGAAGAGCGTCAGTAAACCATGTGTACAGAATCTCCCAACCGTTGTTATCTTTGGTAAAGATGTGGTTAACGTAGTCTGTTGCCTGTGCAGCAGTCTCTACGTCTTCTGGGCCATGCGGTTCAAATGTAACCATCTCATCACCGGATGCGAATACACGCATAAGGGATGGCTTGATCCACTCAATAGTATCCATAACAGAAGAATCAACATACTGACTTCTACCTTCAACCTCATTACCGAATGGAAGTCCATAGTAATAGTCCATAGCAGTTTCTCTCTGCTTGGAGATTGTATCACTATACCCCAGAGAGTCAGATATCTCTGACTGAACCCTGGTTAGTAACTCTTCGTCTGTTATTTTAGATGATGCCATAGTGTTTGTATTCTATCTCGTTAGTCCATGATGTGTCGCCACCAGATACAGCGAATCTTCTTGATAATACTGCATACCTTGTTGCGCTCATTAAGTCATCTTTAAAGGCTACAACCTTACTGTCTTTTCGATGATACATCCTGAACTCTTCAAACCAGTCTCCAAGAGTGCTGAACACATGGAACTTTCCTTGCTCCATATACTGTATCATATCCATTAAGCCTTCCTCTACAGAGTTTCCTCCCTTATTCTGCCCTAATGCGGGTGGATTGGAGAAGTGTTCAAGCAACATATTGCAGCCTAAGTTCCTGTATTGGTCAGCCAAGCCTGGATTACCCATACTGTCACGCCTATTGCCGTCATGTGGGTAGGCTATTGGTACAAAATCTGTCCTTCTTCTTATAACTTCTGCATGAGATGATGGAGATGCTTTAGATTGTCTATAACAATCGTAGATATATATCTCATCGTTGTCTTTATCCCATGCTGTCCACACTACAGCCGTAGGATGATCCCATCCGAAGTCAATTCCTGCTATTTTAGCCCAATGATCCTCAATATGTATAGGATCAATCATTATTTTGTCTTCCTGTATTGGGAAAACAAGGCCAGAACCAATGCTGGGCCTGCCATATCTCCTCATTTCTCTCTCATGTGGAGAGTAACTGGAGAGAATCTGGGTCATGACATCCTCATTCAAGTGTCCTTTTTCTCCATTTACGGAAAATATAGACTCAGATGCGTCATCCCAGGTAGCATTTGTAAGAGATTGTCCTGATTGGAGGTTGTTCATAAAGCCTGCAACAGTCTCAGTCATGCCGGATTCAGGTGTAAAGGTCATATAAACCATGCCTTTACGGTCTAATGTGCGTGTCACAGCCTGACTATACAGTTCTCTACTGGGTTCTTCGTCCAGCCATATACAGTCTACACTACGTCCTTGCCACTTATCTACGCCCATTTCATAGGCTTTGAAGAATAAAGATGAGTTCCCGCCCGTAACGTGTTGGATAAGTGCAACACTTTTAGCGTTTGGTACACCCGGTTTACGTTCCGTCTTTATTATTTTATTTCTAGGAACCGCACCGGAACCAAATGCTTCAGGATCATCTGGGGAACCCAGTAATTCATACTGAACAATGTCTCTGGTTGTCTCATTTGAGACACCGCCAGCCCATGCTGTGATAGGTTGTGTATATCTTCTTCC